TTAAAGAAAAACGGATAGTTGAGACTTATTGGTACAACTTTATCTGTAAACATTTTTTTTGCATCAGCTCCAGTTTTTGATAGTATACCAAATCTACTATCACTAGCAAGTGTTGCTAAGTTAACTGTTTCAGCTGAACTCATAAACGAAAAACCAGAACGTCTATTTTTTAAATAACACATCCCGTAACTTCTATTATCTGCTTTACAAGCTTCCCAAAATATAAAGAATAATCTATTAGCTTCTCTGTAATCTGGAGCACCTACGTCTATTTTGCTCCATTGTAAATACATATAATGCGTTCCTGTTATGTAAACTGGTTTACCATTATTCATGAACCAAAACCCTTCTTCTCTTCTTTTAAACTCTTCATCTATATATTCGTAATGATCTTGTTTAAAATCGTCTGGATAATCTTGCCAGTCAAATACAGTTTTAATTTTTTTAAAAGCTGGATTAGCTGGAAACTGTTTCCATTTTTGTTGTACCTTGTCTTTACTACAACTATATACTTTAATTGGTTGTTTAGGTAAAGCTATTTGCAAGCCTTGTATTTCTACAACATCACCTATCATGCCTGTTTTTGATATAACAACTACATCATTTTCTTTATTATATCCATACTTCCACTTCTTGCTTTTATTTAATCTTTTAATAGTATTTTCCCTTATTGGCTCTACTATTTTATATAAGCTTTGTTTGTATTTCATTTTGACCTGCCTTCTGCAAAACCTTTAAACTTAACTTCTTTCTTTTCTTCAACTTTACCTTCAAGCATATTCTCTTCTTCGTTTATGCGATTAAGTATTTCAAAAGCATCGAATATAGCTAACTTTTTTGTAGCTGCAGCGTTTTTTAATCTGTCAGCTGATATATCATCGTCGCTATCAACTATAGGTTCTTTAGCAACCTTGATTAATTCTTCAACTGCTTTTTGCCCAGCTTGGATTATATTCTTCTTCGTTTCCTTGATATTCATATTTAATTGTAATAAATTTATTCATAACCCTATATAATCTTTCACCGTTTATAATAAACTCGTATTCACTGTTAGGCGTAAATCCTACTAGATCATTTATATTAAATTTACCGTCAGAATATTTAACTACACCTATTAATGGTTTTTCTGTTTCAGTGTTAAATTTATTTGTAGCTTTTAACGGCTTAACAAAACTAAATCCGGGCATAGCTTTATTATTATGTAAATATATTTGATCTTCTGATATTATATATTTATCTTCTTTCCAGTATGATCTACTATTTTTTTCTCTACCTTTAACATCATGCCATCTTCTAAATATATTATGATGTACTATTACTTCATCACCTACTTTAATAGGTGATTGAAATAATAGTGGAGTAGCGATAACTTTTGCTAATCTATTTATATATTGATGATTAAATATTTCAGTATTTAACACTAGCTCTTTGTCATCAACTCGTGTACTGTTATTATAACGATTGCCAATAGGAGAGATAATAAAATCTTTATAAGCATTCATTAATATTCTAAATTATACTCAACTGATATAGCCATGTTTTTATTAAAATCTTTCCATGGTATTACTACTTCTTCTTTTCTTATATAAATACAGTATTTATCTTCTTCCTCTATTATATCACAAATTTTATGACCACCGTAAACTTCTTGATCTACAGCGTAGTGCATTGAGTCGTTTTTATAATCTTTACCTATAGTTATTTTTCTTATGATATTATTTTTCATCTTCTTTTTTGTTAATAGTTCCATCTATCACATTTACATCATAAGTTCCGTATTCTTTAGATAATTTATCTTGCATTTCAATAACACGGTTTTGAGTAATAGATAATTCGTGTAGTAACGAATGTTTCTGTCCTTCTAACTTACCAATATTAAACTGTAAGTTATTTGTTATATTTAATATACCTTGTAGCTCTTTTAAGTGTTCATCGGATATTTTGTCAGCCTTAGGTTTAAGGTTAACCATTTTTTCTTTTGCCATAATTTAATTTAATTTAATTTATAATTTATTTTATCTTTCAAATCCTAATACTAATTTTATAGGAGTTTTAGTACCAACTCTTTTACCATCTGCTACAGTATTTAATAATCCATTTTTATCAAACGTGATTGTAGTACCAACAGTGTTTATACTTTCTATTGTTCCTAACTCTTGCTCGTCTTCATCTATTAACTGATCACCAGCGGAAAATCGTCTAAATGCGTTAGACGTATCTACAGTTAAAGTTGCATCTCCAGCTGTACCACCTCCGTTAGTTGTAACAGTAGATCTAAAATCTGGATCTCCGTCAACAGTTGTTATACCTACATAAATTCTACTTAATCCTTTTGAAGTACCTGTGTCAGGCTCTCCTTGAATAATAAGGTCAGGTCTATTACCATTTTTAGCTATTGTACTTAATCTGGCAATATGTGTAAAATCTAAAGTTGTAGCTACTTGTGAGTTTTCTTCTGCTTGTAAAAATCCTAAAAGATGATTTTCAAATGATGAACCAAGTGCTGTACCATCAAGAAGACCTAAAAAAGTAGGAGCAAGAATTTTACCATTAACTACTATGTCTCTTGCAAAAAATACTTCAGGGTGAAAAGTTTGAAGTCCACCGGTTGCTATTTCAGTTATCATATAAGCGCTGACTAAGTTATTTCCACCATTAGGAACGTCGAAAGCAAACCAGTCTACTAATACGTCTCCATCATCAAACGCAGCTAGATCTCTGCTGGTCATTGTAAATGTTGGCTTGACAATTGTTGTAAAAAATTTATTCATAATTATTTATTGTTATTTTGTTGTTCATTCTTTTTAGACGATCCGCCGAAAAAGAAATCGACTACCGTATTAACTTTAGCACTCATAGCTCCAAATATAGTAGAAATAAAACTTATTTCAAATTCACCTAGTTCAATATCTTTCATTACAAAAAATCTGAACATCATAAAACTTAATCCAAAGTATGCCGCTGTAAATAAAGTTGCAAGGACTTTCTGAATGAACGCATCGTCTTTATACATATCGCGTGCACTTTTTCTGTCTTCAACTTCTTGTTTAAAAGCTTCTGTTTCGGCGTCAAGTAATAACCGTCTAAGAGCGAGTTTTGCTTCATCTCTTTCTTTGTCTGTTGTAATAACTTTATCAAG